TATGACTACGACTGCTGATATGAGGATTACCCGTGATGAAATGCTGAACTATCTTCGACGAGGTAAACAGACAGTGACATTTACTAAAGTAGATGGTACAGAACGTGTGATGGAGTGTACTTTGAACACCGATCTGATCCCAGAGGATAAACAACCAGTGGAATCTAAACCAAAGGCAGATGGTACTCCCAAGAAAGAGTCTACCGAAGTGATCCGTGTCTTTGCATTTGATGTGCAAGAGTGGCGTAGTTTCCGAGTAGATTCTGTCAAGGGCTTTACAGAAACTGTGGTTTAATATATAATATCCACATACCAATTTAAATAGAGGATACTACAATGGCAACACGACAACCAAAAGCACGATTCGCAAATCCAGATACAAAATACTTGGGTGATGAACCCTTGTTCGATCCGGAGTTGGGAACCGAGTACCCTGATCGTGACCGTGATACTATCATCGCATTGAATTGGTACAACTACTTCGTATCCAAGAAGGACCTGATCCCAGATATGCACGACTACGCTCGTGACGTTCTGAAGTTGAAGAAGACCGAGTTAACATCATTCAAAAATGGTGCATCTGCTTGGGCGACTCGTACATGCGGTTCTCTGATTCGAATGGTTGAACGTGGATATGTATTGAGTGATGCTCAGAAGAACCATATTAAACATGATATTATGGCCGCCGTTGGTGAGGGTGCTAAGATCAAGATCACATCTCCAACGGAAGTAAAGGGAGACCCTCTACCTCCTGTGAGTATCCAAGATCGTGTACGTCTGAAGGTACATGCAACGATCCTGGAGGATATCCGTGAAGTTGAAGAACGTTGGACATTAGGTGAGACTAATGTCACCTTTGACGCATACACTCGGATGAAGACACATGAACTACCCTCAATGTCATGTTCATATGCAATTCCATGGATTCAGAACCTCGTTGATCTTTACAGTGACGCAATGAACAAGAATTGTGATCAGGCAGTAGAGGCGTACAAACACCTATCCAAAGTACAATTAAAGGAACGTGTAAAATTACTAAATAAAGCACTAGATGACGTGAAGCGTTATCAAGCGAACTCTAAAACTGTGCGGAAAGTCCGTACTAAAAAACCAGTTGCGGCAACGAAACAAGTCGCTAAGATAAAATTCCTTAAGGAATCACCAGAGTTCAAACTCGTGTCGATCAACCCTGCGAGTATCGTAGGAGCGATGCGTCTGTTTGTGTTTAATGTGAAAACTAGGACATTGTCTGAGTACGTAAGTTCGGGGCCTAACGGGTTCGCGATCAAGGGAACTACATTACAAGGTTGGGATGAGAATGGTTCGAGGTCTAAGAAACTTCGCAAACCAGAGGATCTGCTCCCCCTAGTATTAAGTAAAACTCCACGTCAGATAGATAATGCCTGGAAGAAGATTACCACTAAAGACACATCACCTAATGGTCGACTTAACGAAGATACCATTTTGATGAGGATAAGTAATGGTTAAAAAAACACTCCTGGCGGTAACGCTATTCATAAGTTCAACAGCATCTCTCATGATGACATCTCCACCAGTAGCTACTGCTGCTAACATCGATGACATGGCAAAGATAGATGCAATTGAATGTCTCGCAACCAACATTTACTTCGAATCTGCGAACGAGAGTCTCGCTGGGCAGATCGCAGTTGGTATGGTCGTACTAAATCGGGTCAACGATTCGAGATTCCCCTCCGAAGTCTGTGATGTAGTATATCAAGGTAGATTCGGCAAGAACGAACGTGCATCCGCCTCAATGAAACATAGATGCCAGTTCTCATGGGCATGTGATGGTAAATCAGATGTTGCACGAGACAAGAAGAAACTCAACGAAGCACTAAACGTCGCCGAACTTGTATATCAGATGTACAAGGAGGGGTATGATATTACTGATGGTGCTACTCACTATCACGCAACATACGTTAATCCAAAGTGGAATAGAGATCGTGGTATGACACGTATCACTAAAGTTGATACACATATATTTTATAGATGGGACAATAGTTAATTATGAAAACTTTCGGTATGATTATTTTGGTTTCTGCGGTAGCAATATTGGCGGTTACAATTATTCCGCTAATATTGCTTGTCGGATTGAACTATTTGGGGTATAATGTACCATACACATTCGATACTTGGCTGGGGGCATTCTTCATTCAGATCTTTATCGGATTGTCGACAAATTTGAAAGTTGAGCAAAAGAAATGACCATTGATGATATATTAAGTAAGAAGCAGTTTAGTGAACTAGTCGTGGTTACTGCTAAAGAGAAACGCATGTCCCACTTGGATGCTGTATTACATCTGTGTCAGGAACGTATGATCGATCCACTTGACGTTGGTCCACTTATCTCTTCACCACTGAAGGCTCGCATCGAAGCAGAAGCGATCGCTGACAAATTGATTACAGGACACAATACGTTACCTCTATGATCATGATACAACCATATGATGCATACTCATATTATATGTCGATCAAATTACACTTTGAGCGTGACAGTTATGATGCATTGAAATATAACTTCAAGAGTTCAGCAACTCAAAAGTCCTTCATGTCTCGTAAGGACAAATACCATTTCGCAAAGATCTCCAAGAAATTTGTAGACTCTAAGGAATTGGTGGCATACTATGTTTCCAACTTTGTACGTGGCTCCAAGTGGGTCGGAGACATGTTGGAACATGGTGATGAAAACTATAGTGCTTGGAAACGATATTCCGACTCTATGACATATAGGTTTACTAGCGACGTAGATGTTCTAGTCGACTATATAGATAGTAAGAAATTAAAGTTTGACGACTTGTTTATTATTACTGAGGACGGTGGATCACATCCCCCGATAATCAGATTGCTTCTTCAAGAGGACGTATCCCTGGAAACAGTTGTACTACTCGACAAGATGCTTGGTTTTACCAAACGATTCGATAAGACTATCACGGAAACACTTGTGTGGCCAGATTTGTCTATGAGAATCCGAAAGTATAAACCATTTGTGAATGCCGACTTGGAAGCACTCAAAAAAATAGTGCGGAATAAGTTTGCATAATTTGCGATACTGTGTTATAATAATTGTTCAAAATCTGTATATAAAGGAAAATACAAATGTCATTTAATGCTCTAAAGAAAAATCGTTCCGCATCCATCGAGAAATTGGTTGCATCCGCTAAAGCTATCTCTGGTAGTGAAGGTGGTAAAGGATCGAACGCAGACGACAATGTCTGGAAAGCTACCGTAGATAAGGCTGGTAACGGTTACGCCGTTTTACGATTCCTGCCTGCACCCGAAGGTGAAGATGTGCCATGGGCACGCTTCTGGGATCACGGTTTCCAAGGTCCTACTGGTAAATGGTACATCGAGAACTCTCTCACCACGATTGGTCAACCCGATCCTGTATCAGAACTCAACTCTAAGTTGTGGAACTCTGGTATCGAGTCTGACAAAGACCAAGTCCGTAAACAAAAACGCCGTCAACACTTCGCCGCTAACGTTCTAGTGGTCTCTGACCCTAGTAACCCCGCGAACGAAGGTCGTGTGATGTTGTTTAAGTTCGGTAAGAAGATCTTTGATAAGATCATGGATGTAATGCAACCACAATTCCAGGACGAACAACCAATGAATCCGTTTGACTTCTGGGAAGGCGCAGACTTTAAATTGAAGATTCGCCAAGTTGAAGGATACCGTAACTACGACAAGTCTGAGTTTTCATCACCCGCACAATTGATGGATGGTGACGATGACAAGTTGGAAGAGGTCTACGGCAAGTTGCACTCACTGGCGCAGTTCACTGATCCTAAGAACTTCAAGTCTTATGATGAACTGTCACGTAAATTGAATATGGTATTGGGTGGGACATCTGCTCCAATGCGCTCTGCAGAAGCGATGATGGAAGAGCAAGATGCTCCTCAAGTCGCTCGAGTAGAATCTGCACCAGTTCAACGTACGGCACATGCACCAGTACAAGCGTCTGCTGATGAAGATGAAGATACGATGAGTTTCTTCAGTAAGTTGGCACAAGACTCGTAATCGAGATTCTTACGCTTAAAAAAGGGGACCTTGTGTCCCCTTTTTTATTTTAGCAGTTCATGTATATGTTTTAGAATATTAAAAAGGCTCCGAAGAGCCTTTGATTTTTAACCAGCTTGGAAGATGTATGCTTTGCCTGAACTAGTACCACCATCATCATCTTCGCTCATTCCTTTGGCAGTGCCAGCTGACCAACGGTCTTATCATGAGAGATACCTGAGGTATACTCATGTTTAAATCCCATCATATGCATACGGACTTGATCTACTTTAGCAACGTCAACTAATTGGTTGGTTAACTCATCAACAAAGGTCACCAACCCTGCTGTATCCCATCGATCAGAATTAGCCTCTTCTTTTACATAATCTCTAATGATGTTCTGCATTTTAGTTGGATTAACACCAATCTGCTCCATGTACTCTTGCTCGCCTTTGGTAATAGTCCCCCCTTGACGAACATCGCGGATACATTGAACAATACTACGCTTCAAGTGGGCCTTGGTTTCATTCTTTTCGATATCCTCTTCCGTGAAGTCGTGGAGTTTATCTTTAAGTTGCTCGTACAATTCATTTAAGGCCAGCACATCTTTCATGGCACCCTCAATATAATGAGTACCTTCAGCCATTCCTTCTTGAGTCTGAGCAATCTTGACCTTAGTCTCAACCTCATCCCAATACTCCATGGCACCCTTTTCTAATTTCTCTTCTAGCTTACGAAGTTTAATCTCGCTCTTGATCTGACTCCACTTTGCCTCATTCAACGCAGCCTTCTTGCTACTCATTTCGGCAGCAATCTGACGCATGTTCTTTTCAGCCGAATGGTAGGACAAGTTAATGTGCTTCCATGTCCACTGCGTATGGCTACGATTCCAAATGTTCTGTAGACCTTGTACGTTTTGCAACGCAACATCCGTCATCTGAGCATTCTCTTGTAGGCTACGACCTCCGAAGGATTCGGTCTTGGCAATAGTGCCTTGGCCAAAAACTTTGGCAATTGGTACTGTGAACTCAGATCCGTCTCTTACAACTAGATCACGACGGATCTCTTCAAAGATAGCTAATTCATTATTTTGTGTAGGTTCAGTCATTGTATTATATTCCTCATAGATCATCGAGGATTTCTTTTAAGTCCTCGAGTGCATCACTGTTAGTCATTTTAAGTTTAGTCAGAACCTGGATTAGATCACTCATATCCAATTCTTCTAACTGTTTCGCAAGCATAATTTCCATATTATATTTTATTACTCCTGTTATTGTACAAGTCTTACTACTTATATGTTTTAGAATACTAAAAAAGGCTCCGAAGACCCTTTGGTTATTACAGTTGAATTCCCTGTGCCGTATATACTCTAGCGGTTGTGGTGGAGACAAACCCACTAGATGGAGTATCACTTGCAAAGGCATATTTGTATATTCTGCCCGAGAGTACTGACACACTCCCTCCTATCAGATATGCATCAGTAGTCGATGTGGAGGTGCCGAACAAGCTGCGTGTTGTAGTGAGATTGTTTGTGTCTGCCCCAGTAGTAGAGCTAGCAAAGGGATACTTCTGAACTTTCAAAGTATTTGATTCTGTGGCACCAGTATACTGACTCTTGGTATCCCCCCCAAACTGATATCCATGGGTGGTGGATTGACTTCCTCCACCGTTATAAGTTACTCTAGCCAGATTGCCAACGCCTGCTGCATTACCATCTGAAGCAAATGGAAACCTGTCAATGGTGTTCCTCAGGTCCTCCGGCGAACCTCCATATCCCCCTGCCGTATATCCAAATCCCCCAAGGACATCTGAAGCGCTAGTTATACCTTGCTTGCGATATAGGGTAAGATCGCCAATATTCGTAGCATTTGTATCCGATGACGTAGGATACTTGTCAATCTTCGTTAGTTGACCATCACCACCTGCGGAGTATCCGTATCCGTCACTTGATAATCCAATACCACTGGATGTTATGGTTGTTAATACTCCTGTATTGATAGATGAGGTCCCGTCAGCAAATTTAAATTTTTGAATTGTAGTTTGACTATTATTAGCAGGATACGCTCTCCCACCAGCAACGTACCCGTGTGTCATGGATTTTGACCCAGCCGGCCAGGTCCTCGCGGCCCCTTGCAAATTTCCTATTGAAACTGCATCTATGTCAGATGTATATGAATGTTGGCCAATGGTGAGAACGGGGTAGCTTGAGACATTGTTGCCACCTGCAGCAAATCCAAACTGAGATCCAGCATATGTAAATGGAATACTGATTGTAAACAATGAACTGCTGGTATCAATATTAACCCCATCACTAGCAGTAAACGCAATGTTGAATGTTGCTGGTGTCGCACCTGGAACAATAGTAAATACCGAGCCGTCATTAGATACGGTAGTGTCTTCAACTGTTCCACTTGTGACTGTATGAGACCAAATAACAGGAGTTCCTTCTGGATCTGTTGCCGTCATGCTGACTGTAATCGCACCGCCCCCAGTATTGCTTGAGTATGACGCATCAGCACCAGTAGTGATAGTGGGTGATGTGTTCTCCAACAATGCAATCTCAAACCATCCATTCCCTGTAGAAAGGAATAGTTTGTTCTCTTCAGTTGAGAATGCTTTAGTTCCTGGAATAACATTAGCTATTGGCAGGTCTGCAGATGTAGTAATACCTAATGTAGTAGGTGCAGTCTCTGGAGGTGCATCAGGAGTTGCTGCAGACCAAGAATTGGATGCTGATGCATATTTAAATGTCCGTCCGAACTCTGTATGGAGATCGTCGTTAGA